GCAGCATTGAAACGTTTCACAAAAGAGAAATTGAAATGATTAACGACGCAATGAAGGAACAAAAAACTGAATTGAATTCAAAGAATGCTAAGCTGGAAGGGAAGATTGATTCGATTCAATCACACATAGCGCAAATCAGCACATCACTTGCTGAATTGAACGGCTATTTGAAGGCTAAATAATAACTGTTATGAATACAATAGGTCGTGATAAGTACCATCGTGAAATACATGATGGAACAGGATTCCTTTCGCATCGCGTTCGCGCAGTGATTGATAAGTATAATCTCGACATGACGCTGGATTCATTAGAAAAAACCTATCGCAGGTGGGTTACAAAGATGGAGGCAAAGGAAAAACATCCTGTTAGTCCGTTGCACAAGTTAGACAATCACATTTACGATTTTCAAAATATGGCAAATGAGTTAGTGCCCGAAGCTGCTAACCCACTTAACCTGCCACCATCACAGGAAGCTAACTACAAACCTTACAAGCTCCCGATAAACCACAATAACATTCTGTTGCTGTCGGATATCCATGTGCCGTATCACAACATTCAAGCTTTAACGCTGGCACTGAAGTACGGACTTGACAATGACGTCAATACAATCCTGCTGAATGGTGACATCATAGACTTCTATGCTATCAGTCGTTTTGAGAAGGATCCACGCAAACGAAACTTTGGGCATGAAGTGCTAATGACTCGCCAATTTTTAGGCACGTTGCGCAAGCTGTTCCCGAATGCTGCTATCTATTACAAGTGCGGTAATCATGATGTACGCTATGACCATTACATCATGCGCAATGCTCCTGACCTTTTGGGCATGGATGAATTCAACTTTGAATCATTGATGCATTTGGATAAGTACAACATCACTTTTATACCGGATAAGCAGATTATTCACGCAGGTAAGCTTACAATTCTACACGGTCATGAATTGGGCGCATCTGTATTCAGCCCGGTAAACATCGCACGTGGTCTATTCCTGCGTGCAAAAGACAGTGCATTGTGTGGTCATCATCATCAGGCAAGCGAACACACAGAGCCAAACATCAACGGCAAGATAACAACATGCTGGTCTGTTGCCTGTCTATGTGAATTGCATCCTGACTACATGCCCATCAACAAACACCATCATGGCTTTGCCCATGTCAAGGTATTAGATACAGGCGAATTTGAAGTGAGTAACTACCGAATAGTAAACGGCAAGATTAGATAATGAAAAAGCCCCCGACGTTTCAGGGGCTTAGTCTAATCAATAATAAACAAAAACAAATTAGCAATTACACTAACAGCGCAAAGATAGCATGAAACGCAAGCAACATCCAAAAGTCATTCAGCGAAAGTTGGGAAGGGAACGTGCGGATGGATTGTACTGCGATAACATCATTGAGATAGATCCAACGTTGCCGCCTATGCGCTATCTTATTGTGCTCATTCATGAGTACCTTCACCACATTCAACCGGAATGGAGCGAAGAAAAGGTAGATGCTGAAGGTGAGGCACTGGGCAGGTTTCTTTGGAAGCAGGGCTATCGCAAGGTGCAGCAGTAGTTATTCATCGAGCAGCCCTTCAGTTATATCTATAAACCTATCGTATAAATCTGCAATCTTATCACTTACTTCTTCAACGTGTTCACCGTACTTGTATTCTCTGCGCATCAATTCCATGATGTCTTTAAGCGCATCCTTATACCGGGCAGCGTTAAGGGTGTAGTTGTATTCTACTTGTTCTTCAGGTAGATTAAACGTTAGTGTTGCTTTCATCTGCTTCAATTTGTGTTTTATTTGGTAATCCACTTTCACCATCTAAGTAGCCATCATTATAGGAATTCAAGATGTTTTCTAATTCCCATGTTTGCGCTTTCATCATGAAGGCATCCAGTTCAATCCATGTTATATTAACGGATGAACCTTGAAATCTTTTGCGCAAGGCTTTGCTTAGTCTACGCATTGCCGTTTCTTTTTTATCGCTCATAGATATTTTATTTCTTTGGTTAGTGTATACAATTCTTTATTCACTGATTTGATTTTGTGATGCAGGTTGTCTTTTATGTATCGCGTCTTAGCTGTGACAAACATCTGCAAAAGGTTAGTTCGTTCTACTTTCAGCTCGTCTATTGAGCGCATTTTCTTTGCTCCCATTCATTTTCAGTATTTCGTTTTTGACATGGTGGTAGTATGCTTTGACGCTGTAGTATTCGCCTGTTCCATCAAAGTCGTTTACGATGTCATCAGGTGCATTTGTCAATGCTTCATCTACGCAATACAGCGCAGCGTTAATGGCACGCATGTGCATAATTGCTAAGTCTCCATGCTGGTCACCAGCTTCGACTATATCAAAATAGTTTGAGTACAGTTGCCATGCCTTTTCTTTTGCTTTCATTGCTCACCTCCTTTGTATGTTTCGTTGTAGTAGTATTCAGGCGATGGAATATCAATATCATCAAGTCTGTGGTTTATTTCATCCATCATACCTTGTCCGTATGCTTCTTCAATTTGCTCACGCTCCTGTGCTAAACACTCAGACATTTCCTGCATAAACTGCCGACCACGAGCAGTATGTTCATCAAACAATGAGTTAGCATATCGCTGCGTTATTCTCATTGCAATCTGTAATGCTGTTTCTTTGCTCATAGTCCTAAAGTATTAAGGTATTCACGCCACATTGGTACACGCTCCTGAAGCTTTGCGATAGCATCTGCATCAAACTCCACAACCTTTTCGTGGATGCGTTCAGCGATGGGTATATCAAACGCCCATTCGTCTTTTGGTGTTTCAAGGTTTGCATCCGGGTATTCACGAAGGAATCGTGGCATGTCGTATATCATGTTGCGTTCTATGCTTTGCGCTTTCTTTAAGAAAACTGGATCACCTTGCGGATCTATCAGATTAAGCCTGCGCGATAGTCTGTACTTCTCATCGTTAATCATTTCGATGGGTGCGCTAACTAACACGTAGCAGAACGTGGCACGTGGTGCGCCTGTTAGCCAGCAGTATGCTTGACCTTGCCAGTAGTAGTCTTTGCTGATATCGCTGGTCTTAGCATCCATAAAGGTGTGAATGTCCCAACTGCTTTTGATATCGGGCACATTGATTACTGCACCTGCTTCATCTTTGATAAGCAAATCGGGCGTGCCTTTTATAAAGTCATTGGTGAACATCTGCTCATTCTTGAATACGATTTCACCACGTGACCTGCGCCACATGTCAATGGCATCATTCTCTACGGCTAAACCTTTTTCAATGTACTTGTTGCTAATCTCTTTGTACCGGTTGTACTTCTGCTGCACATAGACTTCCAGCAATGCGCTCTTAGTAGTTTCGGATAAACCTGATTTCGTTCTTGCATCGGTCATTAGCTTACCCAGCTGCGATGCTCTAAATAGTGTGTTGTTCATGTTATATTGATTGATGGGGTAAAAATAGCAAATGGTTACAATCTGTAACCACCTGCTATCATTTTTAACAGTTATTCGGAAATTCCGAACGACTGCTTCTTAAAATTAATTTCATCGCCTACTTCGGCTAATATTTCAGGACTGCATGCTTTGAAGATTTTGTGCAGCTGTGTTAGGTCAGTAGCCTGCTGGATTAGTTCGCGCACATACGCCACATCCTGTTCATGCCCCCTACCCAATGCACCTTTTAACTTAAATGGCTTGTAGGTATCTTTATTCACGCGATTAACGTCACGCCCGAATACTTTGCCTAATGACAGCGCAGCATTTTTAAGGCATTCTGCTTTAAGTTTACCGAAGGCAAGGTCCATTGCATTAGCTTTTTTATTATCGGGGTTTAATGCCCATCTATTGCGTTCAGTACCGGTAACACCATCAGGCACGCGATCTACCATAATGATAACTGAAGCTGCGCCTACTCTGCGTATTTCGTAACCACTTATAGGATGTATCACCACCAAGTCAATCGATGCCTGTACTTCGTTAGCTAATACTGCCCACTTAAAATTCTCTGTTCTCCAATGTCCGAAGAACAGTTCATCTAACGTGGTTTCAACGTGGCTAATTACCAGCGTGCGTGCTTTCTTATCCGGTGTGGATTCGATGCCTGCTTGATCAGGTTCTGCATTGAGCATCTGCTGAAACTTCTGCAGGGCTTCTAAGTTGTCTTTGTGAAATGAATTCATGTTATTGTGATTTAGGATTAATACTTCATTAGGCAATCATTGATTTCTTGGCAGTAGCTAAGAACTGCGTAAAGGATAACTGCTGCGATAATGTAACGAAGGATTTTAGATGCTGTTTTCATGTGTTTTGTTTTTAAGTTTAGATGCGCGTTGTTGAGCCGCGCCCCTCGTTTGATTATTGGTTATAGATATTAGCAACAAAGTAATTCATAACTTCATTGCGAAGTCTTGCCTGACTTTTAACCTTACCATTTTTGGTTCTTGTTCCAACTACTTGAATAATACTTAAACGCTGCATTGGTGTTAATTGTCCGAATGCAATTATTTGCTGTAGTGATTGTGAGATTGTCATTGCTTTGTGTTTTTGTTGTTGTTATTTGTTTGACAAATGTATGTAACTTTTTACACCACGCAATAGGTAGCATACAATTTTAACAAATTTTAACAAACGTGTAATTGATAATCAGTGACTTACGCCCACGAATAGCTGCCGTAGTTCGGAAACAATTCAAAGTACATACGCATCATGATAGCATCTGCGTAGTCAGGTGACTTGCCATGCATCCGGGCTATTTCATCTTTGGAGATAACTGCGAGTTTGCCATCGGCTTCCGGTTGCCGCCTACGTATCATGTCCAGTTCCTGCACGATAACATCACGAAACTGATTGACTTTAAAAATTACTTTGTTCTGCTCAATCAATTCGGCAAGCTTGAAGTAGCATTCTGCTTTTTGGTTAGTAAACTTATCTGCTTGCTTCGCACGCCCACCATTAAGGAAGCCCCTACAACGGAGCGCATCGACCGCACCCCCTCCAACCCCATCTTCATCGCAGATCACATTGCTAAGTTTGATGCCATGCCTATCGCATAGCTGGCGTATGGTCGAAACAACTGTTGTGATTGGTTGCTTTCGCAGTTCATGTATCTCAATCAGGTGCAATCCATGCCAAACGCAAATGACACTACGGTCTTTTCCAAGTCGCGCGATGTCGGCACTAATGTATTTATCACCTTTGCTTTCTTCTTCTCGGAAGCAGCGCAACAAATCTTCATACTGATATATCCAGTCCACACTTTCATCATAGTCCCAATCGCCTTCGAGCAATCGCTTTCTATCTGCTTCCGGTAGGCGCATCATCTTTGCTTCATAGACTGCATCAGGATTGACTGTATTATCCTTCATCAAAGCTTCCACAAATGCTTTGTGTGGTGGCAATAATTCTTTTTTCCATGGATGCCAATAGTCATTGTATAACCAACCTTTTGATGGATTACAACTCATCAAACCTTTTGGAATACCACCAACTAAATTGTAACGCACACGTGTGTCGATTATATCAACCGCCTTCTTTGTCATTTCTGCAACCTCATCTAAGAAGTAATCAGTAATTTCAAGTGATCCAAATCTATGGAAATCGGGATCGCTGGGTGTAGCTGCCATATCCATTAGGATTGTTTCATCTCTTTTCCTTCTTC